CCTCCGCAATCTCCTTCCCCGCCAGTTCCCTGGTCTCAGGACACAGAAACAGGTCGCTATGGTCTAACTCCACCATGAGCATCATGGGGTAATTGGATTCGTTCCATGCCCACACGCTATGCTTCTTCGGTGCACATATCCCGCCACAAGGGGTAAACGGGAACTTCCCAAAGTCCAGATTCTCCGGCGCTGGTTGCGTGCAAGCCGCATCCCCGTAAACCATAAGGTCGCCCTCTAAAGGCACGGGCGGGTTTGCCGCTACCACTGTTCCATTGATAACTTCTCCCATTTCAAACCTCCTATTTTATACTTTACCGAACTCTTCCCCGCTCTCAATCGAAGCGGGAGCAAGTATCCGCTTCACAACATCCTCAACCTCTATGGAGAGCCTGAGCTCTTCCATCCGAGCAGCCACAAGCTTCTGGTAAACCTTTATCTCCGCTCTCTGCCTCATAAGCTCCTGGATTAGCTCTCCAAGCTCCTCATAGCTCATCTCGTCAAGTGGCCTGTCCATTTCCCCTCCTCGGTTTGTGCCTTATCACACTCGGTGCGCCGACAGCCTCCTGCGACCTTACTCCACCAGGCAGGTATCGCCTGAGATTGCTGTCCCAACCAGCTAATTTCCCCGCTTCTTTGATTATCACGGGGTTGCTGGTCAGGCCGAGGGGTATGCCTTTCCTCAAGAGAATGGCCTCATCGTAAGCGATCTGTTCAGCCTTGACCCACTCCTCGATTCGGCGAGCTTGCTCTTTTATGGCATCAGCCAATAGCAGCGCAGCATCCCAGGGAAGCTCAGCAGCCATCTTGCCATCAATAAGAATAACAACATCCAGGCCATCCCGTCTGACTGTTGCCAGCTTAATCTTCGGCACGTGTATTTCAGGCATAACCCCTCCTATTAGTGGTGATGTTGTAGCATCCTGGCATACAGGCGTCAAAGTTTAAAAATCTTATTGGCCCCCGCATCAAACGCCACAGTAATGTCGCCTCCGTTCGGTGTGCAGGGAAGCCCCGTTGCGTCATCGATGTACGCAATCAGCCGAGAAGTTGACTCAGTACCGGTATCTTGCAAGATAGTTAAGCTATCAAATGCATCACCAGTTACCGCCGTATCCGTAATGTCGGCTGCATCAGCAACACCAGCTACTACTGTTTTGGATGCGAACGGCGTCCACTCACCGACACGGCCGGCAGCCAGCAGGTCGGCCAGGTCTTCATCGGTCGCTACTACAGGCGTATCATCGGTGTGGTCCATGCCAATCATGGTAATAGTATTGGCATCCCAATCAATGTCCCCTGCAAGAAACCCTTCCCTACCTTTATCATACAAAGCATTTGCCATTTCTAACCTCCTAGTATGTTTCTCTAGCGGGGGGAGAGGGTTAATAAGGGATTACACTGCCCCCTCCCCCAAAAAAGCAAGGGCTAAATCTAGCCCTGATAGCCTCCCATGTAGGTAGCACGCCAATCAAGCCTGGTTCCACCGAAGCAAAGCCTCACTCGATACAGGACGTTATCGGTAGCGAAGTCGCCCTCCATCGGGCCAATCGAACCGCCACCAATACTTACCTTATCGCTGGCCTTCATACATATCTCCGGCCTCTCATGCCCTGAGAGATGGGCAACCTCCAAAGCGGCGATGTCTTTCGGGTCAGCAAACAGATACCATGCTTCCTCGTCACTCACTGTATCCAGGATGGGCAGATATGGGTCAACGATTAGCGTTAGACCTACTTGGCTAACCACGTTGGTCATCGGCATCGCCGTTGGACCACCCTCATCATCGCCCCGATACACCCACATCTTTTGAGTGGATGTAAGGATTTGCCTGGCAGTGAACTCCAACGCTGGAACTACCACTAGGAATCTAGGTGTATTCATGATGGGCTCCCCATTGGCATCTACCAATGAGTTCATATACTGAATACCCGCTTCCAAGTTGGCAATCGTAAGAGCGTTCGCCGAACGATTGCCGTGGCTATAAAGCACTGCGTGTCCAGCATACAACCCAGTAGCTATCCGATGTTCAGTGCGAACCGCAGCCCGGGCAAAGCGTTCTGGCGTATCCTTGAGAGCGCCCAGGTCATCGTTAATCAACGACTCCCAAGAAATATCGAATTGCCTTCCATACTTCTTGAGTGACAGTTCGTACTCCGCCTCTTCCCGTTCGCTGGCAAGATACTCACCCTTTTCTGTCACTTCCGCCAAATACTGGTCACCGCCCGTGACAGCAAAGCGTTTTGACACCTTGAAATCACGATTCGTGCTCGTCTTGACGAAAGCCTTCCATACTGGGGCAACGGCTTTATAGGATGCTAAAACCTGCCTATCCAGCACATCGCCGAACAGTAACGGAAAGTCACTCGTGGTCAGGGCTTCCCTGATTAGGTATTCGTGTTTGTGAGCTGGAAAACCACGGGCATTACTGAGCAGATCAATTGCCTCCTTTAACTTCTGCTCATACCCTTCGCCCCTATCCATATCGCTAAGGGCAACGAAGCCCTTCCAATCCTCCATCAGTTTCATCAACTCCATTACAGTATCCTCCTATGTTTATTTTTCAGGTTCGGGGGTTTCTAAATCAGCCCCGGGTGCTATAGCGTTCTCTAACTGGGCAAGCGTTATAGCGCTTTCCTTAACAGCCAAATAGGAACCAAAATCTCTTTGGGATTGGTCGCATTCTTCTAGCCTACACTCTCGCTCTGCCACAAGTTCGTCTATCTCCGCAATACGCTTTTGACATGACTCTACCTGCTTGCTAAGACCACAGCGCTCATAGGCTAGCTGTCCTATCTGCCTGATATACTGCTGTTTCCTCTTTTCTACCTCAGCATTAAAGTCCATAACGCTCCTTAAACTCTAGGCACTCACAAGACAAATATGGTAAACAGCATCATTTATTATGATCCTCAAGCCATCAGTAGGTGTCGCTGTGTGCATATCAGTCTTTAGCATGTCTGTTGCATCTGTCCCTGACGGAATGTTGGCAAACTCAAAGGCATTCTGAGCTGTCGCCTGACCAGTCTCATTGCCGTCTACAACAAACCGATGGATAGAGTGCATTGTAGCCCCGGCAAAATTGGTCGCTGCCCCTGCTGCGTATAGCTCGGACATTCCACCGGCAATAGTGCCACCCGCAGCCGCATTTTTACCCATATACGTTGCTCTATGCCCGACACCCAGCCCTGTAATAGAACCATCGGCAGCGAACTCAATCCCGTCATGGCAACCATGAGCGACTGCTACAGCAGCTTCGATATAAGCCCTGTTGCGCATTGCTTCACCTTGCTGCCCAGCACCGGCCATCAGTAGCTCTATATACTGACCTCGGATGTCCCCCGTTGTGCTTGAGGAGCGGTAGCGGTATTCCCTGAAGATTTTATCCGCATGAGCGCTTTCTTCGGGGACAGCGTGCGTGCCAACCTTCTCCAAGGCATCATCGGGGTTCCAGTGAACCTTTACTGGGATTACGTCAGTTACCCCGCTATTGATGGGGTAGAGTGCATAACCGAATCTCTGGTGTGTGTTCTTGTTGGCGATCTTGCTCAAAATAGCGTCACTCTTGTTGATGTAGATTACATCACCCACGGCCACGGCCACATCGCCATCCTCATCCTCTGCGACTACTGACAACTGCCAGATACCCTCGGTATCAATGGAAATCAACTCAGTATTGGCAGTGACACCACTTTTGAGAGCCACACCCACAATATCCCCGACTAAAACAGGGTCTCCCTTGTTCACCAAGTCCGCTACTTCTTCACCACTATTGTCAGGGTGCGTAAGTTGACTTTCGCTGAAGGTCAAGTGCCTACCTTCATAGGTGGAGGATACTTCATCCCCCGCAGTTCCTGCTACATAAACTCCGTATGGCATTTTATTTTACCTCCTGATTATTTGTTGTTGCCGTCTAAAACGGCATTTGGTTTAGCATCCACCATATTAGCCAGAGCCAGTTCAAAGCCATCCAGTGAACTTTTACTGCTATGACCTCGGTCCCAGCTTCAGCGATTGTCTGAAGAGAGTAGCCGAATACAGCCATAGCATCGGTAGGGTCGTCAGTAACCACGCCGGTCGCATTTATAAAAAGAGACTGGCCTACTACGATCGGGGCAGCAGCAGTTACAGAAACTCTCCAGATACCTTCGGTGTCAATAGGCACGTTTTCAGATGTTGAAGATGCGGATTTCAGTGCTATGCCTACACCCTCGAAGAAAGCTACCGGTTGGCCTTTGTCTACCAGCCCATCTCCAGGGTCAGCGTGAACCAAAATTACTTCCTGTACATAAATGTGCCTACCTTCAAAAGTAGAGGATACCTCCTCCCCTGCTCCCCTATTGGGGTCGTAATAATAGTTTGTGGCTACTTCTGCTTCTTGCTCCGGCCACGGTCCTGCCATAGCTACCTCCCACTAACAGCAATATCCAGTTGCTCGTCCGTCCATTCTGGGTTCAGTATCTTGAATGACTCTCGGAGGTCTTTCTTGCCCTCTTCTGGTGCTGGCTTCGAGTCCCCCAGGCCCCTTACCTTACCCGCTTCGCTCAGGGCAGCAATATAATCCTGCTCGGCCTTTATAGCCTCATCAAGACCTTCGTCACTCTGAGCACCATCGAATTTCGCCAAAAGATGAGCCTTCGCCGGTGCGGGAAGGTCGCTCTTACTTACGGCCTCATCCACACGGGACTTGGTCTCTGCGACCACCCTGGCCTTCTCAGCCTCATCAATCTTGGTCTTAAGCCCATCTCGCTCTGTAGTCAGGGCTTCGATTTGCCCCTCCAACTCTTTAACTTTCTCTTCTATTTCCATGCCCTTCTTGACCTCCTTGGTTATTTCCACCTTGATGGCGGATTCTATCTGCTTGACAAGATCGGGCCTCCGCTCCTTGAGAATGTCCAGCCCTATCAAGTCCACATCCAAATCGGGATTACTCGCCTCATATAGCTGTACATCGCCTCCAGCTCCAGCCTCAGTGACGAAGTCAACCGACCTAGCCTTCACGATCTGCTCGATGAAACTGGTCTTGATACCCTCTATTTCAGCCTGTGAAGCATTGCCCACCGCATTGATAGATATACCCATATTGTTGAGTATGTCATTATCTCTCAGTGTAGCAAGCTTCTCCTGCATCCAAGGTTCCACAACAACCGCTTCACCAATTATCGCTCCATCCTTGTCAGGTCGAACATTCTGCAATGTGGCAACCCAATCCCTTATCGACCTCTCGGGGCGCTCGGTTTCCTCCTTATCCGTAGGGTGGTCGGCGTACATCTTCAAGCCCTCAAACACCCCGTAATCCCTCGCCAATGTTTCAGTCGGATAATATCGCTCTTTAGATGAGTTAAACCCTGGCTTAATCACAGTAACCACTGCCTTGCCCTTGCTCCCAATCTTCGCTTCCGTCAAGGGAATGTAATCAGTAAGCAGGGTCCTGCTTTCAACCTCCTTGACCCAGCGGGGAATATCCTCATCTTCTACGCCAAGGCTCCGATATGCAACCCTCACCTTGCGCTTGGCCTCGGGTAAATCAATCAAGGGTATCTCGGCCTTCTGCCCCCTGAACCCGCCAGGGCTCAAGGCTGCGGATACTATGCCTAGCTGCTTTCGGGTGGCCCGTTTCTGCGAATCCTCCCATAGCCTTAACTTCCATTCCGAGGGGTTCTCCGCATCAGGCGTATAGGCAAAGGCTCCGGCTGGGAACTGAACTCCATCCTCGGTCTTCACGGCTTCCTGCTCCTTTAGCCAGGACAAGACAGAACTGGCTTCCACCAGCGCCTCCTCTACCACACTCTCCTCCGCATCCTCCTTTGATAGCAACTCATTACATAATTCCACTATCTTGCGAACCCTCGAAGCATCCACAGCAGCATTGCGCTTGCCGAGTTCCTGGATGATTTCCGAGTAGCTGGACTGCAAGTCCTTGATTTGTTTCACTGATTCCCTCCGTTCCCCAGTATCCTTTGCCCGCATCTGTGTATCGCAATCAGGACACAATTGGGTGTTGCATTTGATATTTCCCCCAACAGTCACCTCTTTATTACAAGAAGGACAATAGCAAACATGCTCCCCATGTGGATGGATGGCCTCCTTGGCAACCCAGTCTCCCTTCTCATTCTTGTGGAACTTGCTTTTAACCGCTGCCCAGGCCGTCCCTGCTGATTTCCCTTCATCACCTTTGTACTGTTTGAAGGCACTGTTAAAGGCAGCAACCCATATTTCAACTAAATGCTTTGGAAGCCCCTCAAGCGCCTCTGGCGGGTTCTCAACTGTGTATGGCATTGTCGCCTCCTAATGGTCTATTCAAAATCTTGCAACTATATCGCTCCAACCCCATCTTCCTATCCAGGCTCTCTAGGGCCGCATGAGCATCGAACTCCTTACAGGAGAAGATGTCGACATTGACATTGAAATCGTCCTGCTCCGGCCATGTGTGTATCGCAATATGGGATGTTTCGATGATAGCTATAACAGTAACGCCATTCTCCAATCCCTTATCCTCCACGCTCACACTCTGTGGGTTCCCCATAATCCGCATCTCGATTGTCTCCGCTAAATCCCACAGGTAGCCCCGCATCTCCTCCTCGCTGAGAAGCAACCCCAGATTGGTCGCCTTTCCATCTACGACCAGGTGCATCATCTGCATCAATAGACTCCATAAGAACCTCCCTTTATCTTGGCAACCTTGCTGGGGCCAGAGCGCACCGACAATTTGGATGCGCAGGTGGCCTTACATCCCCGCTTGAAAATACGTGGTCTATGGGCACTATCCCCTCAGCGCTATTGGCCTCACATATCGGGCAGGGGTCGAAGGTAACCCACTCCTTGCCGTCAATATCCATCATCTTCGCCCTGTCCATGAATGCCTGCTCCAAAGCATCGCAACTCTCAGTCCTCGCTATCATCTGGGACCGATGGCGAGTCATGTCGCTAAACTCTCTCCGAATGTCCCTGGCCAACCCATCCACCCCCCGCTTATTCTCTATCGCCTCACTCACCACTTGGGCCAACCTTGCCTGAGTCTCCTCGTTGATTCCAGTTACCATTTGAGCCCCCCGGGTCTGGGCGTATTTAATAGCCTGCTCCATGGGAGGCCCCTCATAAGCTATAGGGATTCCCCCCTTAGTAGTACCCCATTCAACCATTTCCCGGTCACCCTGTATGTATAATTGGGTCAAGTGCCCCCTGAGTGTGGTATCCAGGTTAGCCGTTAATATCCGTACTATCGGCTCTAGGGTCTCGCCAATTTCCTTTTCCAGACTCATTCTTACTCCACATGCTTATAGTAAATACCCTGGAGTCTATCAAGTGGCACCATGTTCTCCATCTGCCTGAAATACTTCCGCAAATCACTTTCGAGCTGGGCGGCCAACCTTTCGTTTCTCTTGTTTCTCGGGCTCGCCGGTATCTCGCTCTCCAGTATCTGTATCAGTTCGTCCAATTCCTTCAATCGGCTCCTCCACCTTTAAGAATCTCAGGCCCCCGCAAGTTCGGCACCTTCGCTGAACTAAACCACCCATCTCCTCCAGATAGCCTCTCCCCCCACAATCACTACAGGTTATGTACTTCGCCTGTTCCGCCATCAATAGACCTCCTGAATTCCCTCAATACCTTCGCCAACTTGATATTGGGATTACCCTTTGCTTCCTGCTGGAGAGCATCTATAACCTCGCCAGGATTGTTGATCCCCATCGAAATAAGAGCCTGCTGCATGACATCAGGTGAGTAGGCGAGCTCGGGGAAAGCGGTAATCATCAGACTCAGCGATTGCGCCATCGTAAAAGCATCCTCAGGGGCGATGGCGGGGAAGTCCCTGTCAATATACCACTTCTCGGGGGAGATGCCATTGTGCTCCAGGACCAGTTCATCTATATCCTGGTAAACATCGCTCCATACCCCCTGATACGATTGGAACATCTTCATCATCGGGAGCTCGACTGTCTTGGCAGTAGCAAGGTTGCCAATGCTTATATCACCGAAATACTGCTCCGGTATACCCACCGCAGCCGAAACTTGGAGTCGGAGCATCCTGCCATCATCATAGGCGTTGCGGGCTCCACTATCGGTTTTTATCGGCTGGAGGTCAGCGCCCATATTCTCAATCGCCATTGAACCCGCCTCGGGGCGCTCATCATTATAAACAGCCTTCGCCGATGTTACCGCCGACTGCCCGCCCTGCACCTTCACCTTCCAGGCAAATCGAGCAAGGGCCAGCATCACCGCAACCCTCGATGCCAAGAATCTCCTATACTGTTTTATCCAATCCAGAGCGGGGAGGAGAAGAGGATTACCACGCTGACTGATAGTGTTATAGGCCATATGGTAAACAAGGGCATCATCATTGGCCTTTTGCCATGAACCCTGAGCGTCAATACCGGGCTTATCTTCCTTGTTTAGCCAACTGCGATAGTATGTGGTCCTCTGCTGCCCCTGCTGAGTAAACCAGTCCCGCTTGTAAAGCATCGTTTTCTCAATGTCATCAGGGTCGGTGATTATCTCAGTTATCTCCAGAGGGTCAATCCTGCGAATATTCGCTTGTCCGCTAGGCCCTAAGAAGATGGCGAAGAATACTTCTCCATCCACCAAGAGCTTGTCACTAGACCTTCTCTGCCCCCTCGCAGACAGGACGGACTGATTGTTTCTACTGTACCATAATCCCTCAAGGACTCTTTGTGTATTTTCATCCTTGGCCTTGAAGCTCATGCCTGTTCCAAAGGTATAATCAGTCCACAACCGTATTGCCTGTTTCGCCAGGGGGTCATGGGTGTAATATATCCTGCTCTTCTTGACCGCCGTAATCCTCTGTGTGTCAGATAGAGCCTCGCCAGAGGTTCCCCCAAGACGAATCCAGCCCTCGTCCTCTAGCTCAAGTTCCCGCTCAATGCTAGTGGTAGCTTCTTTCAGGATTTCCCTGAACTCTTCGTCAATCATAGGTCCATATCCTCAACAAGTTTCATAGAATCATAAATGACCACCGCCCCCTGCGGCACCAAGGGCTTTAACCCAACCAACCCCGCCGTGCCGTAGCGGGAGGCATCAAGGCAATGGTCGTTGAACTTCACTGGCTCCTCCAATATCCGCCCCCCCTTGTCCTTCTTCCTCTGATAAGTCCTGATTTCCTTAATCAAATTGGCAGACCGCTTGGTTATGTATATGTTATGCCGTTTCACTGTGTCAATGCCCAGTTTGACATCCTTCATCGCCGGATAGCAGTTCAGCCCAGCCCTGCTCATCTCCTCTATCCTCTGGGGCTCCGAGCTGTCAGCGTAAATGTCCAACCGCCGAAGGGTTTTGATTATGTCTATCAACTCAGTATTGGTGAGATGGGTCTGATAAAGCATCTCGTCAAGGTAGAGCCCATCCCCCAGTACCCCGACATGAATGCAGACCGAGGGGTTTTCATACCCAAAGTCCAAGCCATACCCCTCTTTGTGGAACTCACGGGGCATCTCTTCGACTAATGTCCAGTATGGGTATATGATGTTTTCAAGAGTGCCCCGCTGTCCCAAGGCATAAATGTTGTAGTAATTAAGGTCCTGATCCTTCAGCCCCTCCAGTAGAGCGGTATAGGCTGAAGAGAGAAACGGATTGTCCCTGTAGGTTGAGTGTATCCATTCTACCTCTGGGTTGTTCTCCAGCTTGTCGAATATCCAGCTATCCACCGGGTTGAAGCTAAGGTATATCTGATTCCTATCTTGCCCAGGATTGCGATTGAGACGCAGCTTGATGATGGTATAGTCTTCCCATGTAAACTCGTTGGCTTCCTCTAGCCAGATGATATTGGCATTGAAACTCTTTAGCTTCTCAGGGTCATCCAGCGAGAAGAACTGTATCCGATTGCCCCGGTAGTCAATATAATTCTCGGTCTTACTGTGGTCGCATCGGGAGTACATCCCATAATCCTTCAGTAAATCTACTATGAGCTTATAGGCCGTCATTCGGAGAGAGGGAAAGGTCTTGCGCCCTATGCCTATTACTTTATCCTTCTCATTCACCAGTTTCCAAATCATAAACTGAGCCAAGCTATATGACTTCGAGCTACCCGCACCCCCCATACATACCACAACAGGCATAGCCACCTGATTAAGACTGTCATATACCCGGGTTACTTTAACCCGTTTTGTTGTCGGGCTCTCTATCGTTTGCACGCTCATATATTACCTTGATTGGCTGCCCTTCTTCACCAGTATACTCGTGTCTCTCAATATAACCCCGGCCTTTGCCCTGTGTCTTTAGATAGAAAATAATGGCAGTTAGGTTGCCGCTCTTGATCTGCTCATAGAGCTTCCCCTCGGTGAAGTCAAGAAGCGCTTCCTTAGCCTCCCGAACAGCCTCAGCCACCGAAGGATACTCCTGAGTATATCGCCATACAGTTGTATAACTCACCCCAGCCTTCTTGGCTACTTGGGTAAGAAGGCCACTTGACTCTTTAAGGGCATCAATTATCTTCTGGGCAGTCTGATCCTTTTTTTTAGAGTTTCCA